TACCTCGCCAGTCGTCTACCGGCGGCACATGGCGATACGCGGATCTGGCATTGAAAACCGGAGGAAATTTAAAGGAATTTCTAGATCGAACCAATCAAAGCGCCGATGCCTTAGTTAGTAATGTCTCAAAATTAAATTTTAGATTAAAAGCTGTTATAGGGTGGCAGATGCCAGCTAATTTTGATAAATATGGATCTCGTACTCCTGTAAACAAGGCCGACTGGGCCGCGCTGACTACCGCCATCAATAATTCATTTGTAACCTTGAATTTAACGCCAACAATACACGAGTTTGATATTGATGATATGGGTCGTGTAGTGTTTACGATAAACTATCTTGCTTATATCGAAGATTTCTTCGATCAGCCCAATTTTAATATTTTTGCCAGTGCCACTAATCAAATTAGAGCTTTACAAAGAAAGATACGAATCAGTGCATGGGAAGAACATTGTGACTCAGAAGAAACATCAAAACTAAAAAAAGCAGAATTCAAAAAAATTGCTGGCGAAAAAGAAGATAATCTTAATAAAATAATGCAAAAATTGCTTGAAAAGAAGAAAGTTTTATTTGTTCCGATTATGCATGAACAGAAGGCGCGCTTTAATGAATTGGGTCCATTCTTCGATTTTAAGCTAGCAAACACAACGCCGGCCCCCCTCGGCGAAGGCGAAATAACAAAAACTGCGACAACCCTAAAAGAGGCGCTAAAAACTGAGTTTGAGGCATACAAAGAGAAAAAAGATCTTACGACAACACCCATCGCCGATATGAATAAGACTGATTATATCAAATTTTTCTATTTGAGCGATCTGGTTGATGTGGTGCTTGAAAATGTTGAAGGAGGCCTTGAGGAAATGTTAAATTTACTTACAAAGGGAGTAGCCGCGCCCAAGGGCCTTAATAAAAGTAGCGATCTTAAGTGGGCCGACATAATAAAATCTGAAAAACATCGGCTGCGGCTACTTTTATATAATTTTCAACATTTTAGAGTTATACTAGGCCCCATGGAGGTATACGATTTTAAAACAGGAAAAGGCCGCTATGGCAAATCTGACCGAGGCCTAAATCTTGGAGATTTGCCAATTTCGGTTTCCTACTTCATGGATTGGCTTACAGACAAAGTGCAGAAAAGGGACAGCCCTGTTTACACGCTTTCGGTGTTTCTAAATGATTTATTAAATGGCCTCGTGAGAAATTTCTTAAATGATGATAGGTGTCATGATTTGAACATAAAACAAAAAACTAGAGTATTTCAATCGGTTGTCACAAGCTACAAGAAGAAGAGCAAGACCGACCAGTACGATGAAATGACGCAGATGATTTTGGACGCCAGAAATAAATCAAAGGATAAATTTATTAAAAACGCAGGCAAACTATGGATGAAAGATCTTAAAGAAATATTGCCATCAGCGCGCTCTACTGGGATCTTAAATGTGATGGGGGCCCGAGATTCTCCGATAAACACAAGAACACTAAACCAAGAATATAATTATCTTGTATATTACGCCGGCCGTGTACAACCATCAGAGAAAATGAACGGCATTAAAGCCCAAGATCATTCGCATGGCATTTTCCACTATATGATAGGGAAGCCACAGGGCATTGTAAAGAATATTCAACTGATCAAGACAGATTCTCCAGGTCTAAAAGAAGTAAGGTTTGAACAAGAAGGGTATGATGGCCTATCTCAATTGAGGGAAGTTTACGATGCCAAAATCACCTGTTATGGATCACCAAACATAGTGCCGGGTACATACATATACGTCGACCCGAAAGGGTTTGCGCCTAAAGACCATGCCGGCAAATATACCTACGCCCACGCTGCCCTTGGCAGAGAGCAGAGAATAGACACCATGATGCTGACAAGATACGGCATTGGGGGCTATTATATGGTTATAAAAGCAGAAAACAGTCTAGGCCCGGGCGAATTTAACACAACAATTACAGCCAAGTGGGTGGCAGAACTCGGCGCCGGCGATGCCACACAGAAAGGCCCAAAACCATCGAAGTGCAGAATTGCAGAGACCGGGACCCCCAACCCATAGGAAAAGCAAATGTCAGATAGATATGCCGAAAGTAATAGCGAACATATAATAGAATTATTCTATAAAAGACAGATATATCTGAGACACGCGAATAATGACAGATATTATGGATTTGATGACCCAGGCCAATCAAATTTAATAGATTTCAATCATGCAGAAAAATTTCTTTATGGAAGGGTTGATAGGTATTACGTGCCAATTATTTTGAACACGACGGAGACTCCGCTGACCAGTATTGCCGCTAGCTCAGATACTTCAGTCTCCATCCAGGCCCCGGCCTATGTTGCGGAAGCCTTTAAGGATTTGTCGCTTCAATTCCAAAAAGCGACCATGTCGAAAAAAATATCCAGTAAGCAAAAATATTTAACAACACTGACACCATATAAGGCATATGAAGATCCTCAAATGGCCTATTATAATCATTCTGTTTCTGTAGAAAATGCGATGGCAGAATTTTATACCGAGCACAATATTAAATTTAAAAATTTTGATGAGTTTGTAGCACATTTTATGGCATCTTTAAAAAGAGTCGCCCATCAACTCCCGATCACATTTCCGGCATTTGTTAAAAGTCGCCTTTGTCCCATCTCTTGTAGTGGTTTGGCAATTGAGATTGCGGATCTAAGCTTCTCCAACGATCTAGAAAAAATGCTATCCTTTGTTAAGAGTCCAAATTGGGCCTTTTATTTAAATGCGTGCCGCACCTATGGGTTCTCTGTGGATCGTAGAAACCCGTTTCGCATAGTTGCTGACATTGGCTCGACACAGATGATTGAATACGCTAATAAATATAATTTCGGAAACACAGATAAAATATTGATGCTTGGCTATTCTCCCGCACATCTGGGGTTTTATAATGCATTTAAAGATTTTCTTCTTAAATTTTATAACAAACTAAAAGCCCCCGCATATATTGAAATCGAATATTGTCAAAATAGCCCGACCATTCAAAGATTTGTAAGCCCAATAAAATATACTGCGGGCGATTTACAAAAAAAATATGGTGAGCCGTTTTTTCTTGACATATATTTTGAAATAAGATTTATGGAAGAGGAGTCGGTATTTTCAAACGAAGACCGCAAAAGAATCATTAATCATTGTTTAGATCTGCATCGTATAACAGGCTATGTAGAGGCGCTATCCATATTCGAAAAAATTCTTAATCAGACATATGACTACAGTGGGTCCTTGACAGACTATATTAGACGTGTTACAATAGGTATTGAAGCGGAGTGACTCTTGATATTCCAAACTTTAGACGACAAAGAAGAGTGTATAGGTGTATATGCTAATGGGAGACTATACTTCGACAATATGCCGGCAAACTTAACAAAAACTTGGAGATATTCAGGCTCCAATTTTAATGAAGCAGCCGAATACGCGTGGGTTTACGCCGGCGGAAAAACAATGGATGAGGTCTGCCCCGAAAACATGAGGGAATCTTGGTCTGCTATAGCACGCAAGATGCGCGCATATAAAAAGTCATTTGACATCGCGAAAGTGGATCTTCGAGATCACTGCTTTTTTGACCTAGTACCGCATGACGCATTGCTAGAGTTTTGCGAAATTAAGAACCATATCACAGAACACGTTTTTGACAATTATGAAAAACCAGATAACTATGACTACATGGTTCAAGCAGAAAAGTTGCTCTATAAGATAAAGTATCAAAATCTCAATTTGGATAGTTCCGATTGCCACAGCTTGTTTGTCGCCAGCAATTTGAGAAATGCATCGAAAAAACTCATTGCCGGCCCAAAACACATCAATTACAACCTCTTTGGCACCGTCACAGGGCGTCTTTCTACACACCCCCAGTCCTTCCCCATTTTGACAATGAAAAGGGAGCTGAGGCGCCTTATAAAGCCGCAGAATGACTGGTTCTTGTCTCTCGACTATAATGGTGCAGAAGCCAGAACTGTTCTATCTCTTTCTGGGCAAGTTCAGCCAGATTATGACATTCATGAATGGAACATTCACAATGTTTTTGAAAGTCCAAATATGCCAAGAGAAGAGGCAAAGACTTTGTTTTTTGCATGGCTATATAATCCGGATTCTGAAGATATCAGTGCAAATTATTATGATCGAAAAAAAGTGCTTGACAATTACTATGATGGGGATTATATTAATACTGTATTTGGAAGGTATATCCAAGTTGGCGCCTGGAAGGCGTTCAACTATTTGATTCAGAGTACGACGGCCGATCTTGTGATCGAGCGCGCCATTGCAATTAATCAGATGTTGGAGGGCAAAAAATCATTTATCTCTCACATTGTTCATGATGAGATTGTAATTGATTTTGCTGACGAGGATCGACAAATGGTGACTGAAATTAGAGATATGTTTGCTGCCAACAAGCTTGGAACCTTTATGGTAAATTTAAAAGCTGGAAAAAACTACTACGACTTGGAAAATTTATCGTTATGATTTCTATTGTTGGAATTGGAACAGGCGCCTCAGCGATAGCAGCTAAGTTTGGCGATATCGATCAATATGATGTATACATGTTGAATAATGATATCGAAAGGAGCAGCAAAAGAAAACGTAAACTTAAACTTTTTAAGACTCCCGAAGAATACGAAAACAATATTCCAGATCTAACCAAGTTTTTCAAAGACTTGAAAGAACATATACAAGTTTTTATTGTGGGCACAACTTATAGCTCTAATTATTCTCTTGGGATCCTCGAACAAATGAAGGGTAAGAAGATCGATGTTTTTTATATTAAGCCTGACATAGAATTGATTAACGGGGAACGAAAGCTTATTGAAAATGTCACTTTTGGGGTTCTTCAGGAATATGCTCGCTCTGGCCTTCTTAGCTCATTTACGATTTTTTCAAATTTAGAGATCGAAAAAACCCTTGGAGATGTTCCGATTAAAAACTATTATGATACAATCAACAAGTCAATCTTTTCTGCTGTACATTATATAAATTATTTCGCGCACTCAGACCCAGAAATCGGGCAAGTTGCAAAACCAGCGGAGATTAATCGAATTAGAAGCATTGCCGCGCTGAACATTAAAGATCTTCAAGAAAAGTGGTTTTTTGAGCTTGACGTTGAGCGCGATCTGTGTTATTATTTATGTATAAATGAGAAGAGATTAGCGACAGAGGGAACGTTGCACAGGAAGATTGTTGATATGCTAAAGAAGAAGCCTTCAAACGCATTTCGTAAAATTTCCTATGCAATTTATGAGACCCCCTACGATGATTTTGGGTACGTTGTGGCCCATACCAACAAAACACAGCAACAAAAAACTCTTGACAAGGTAGATTAAGAGTGCTATATTAGATATCAAGGAACGCTTGATATACTCTAACCATAAACAACAAAGGAGACAAAAATGTCAATCAATATGGAACTAATGAGAAAGAAGCTCGCCACACTTCGGGGCGAGGGAGAAAGAGAACAATCAGCTTGGTTTAGGCCCGATGAAGGCGACCAAGACATTCGGATTGTCCCAGCACCAGATGGTGATCCACTAAAGGAGATGTATTTCCACTATAATGTTGGAGATCACAGGGGCGGCATTGTCTGTCCAAAGCGCAATTTCGGGGATCCGTGCCCGATTTGCGAGTTTGCCTCTTCCTTATGGAAGGAAGGAGTATCCAGCAACGATGAAGAGAGCAAGAAGCTTGCTAAGTCATTGTTCGTTAGAGCACGCTTTTTCTCACCCGTCGTGGTTCGCGGCCGGGAAGATGAAGGAATCAAGATTTATGGGTACGGTAAACGCGCCTATGAAAATCTCCTGGGCTATATTCTAGATCCAGATTACGGTGATATCACCGACACACTAGTGGGCACCGATATTGCCCTTACCTACACCAAGCCAACGGCGCCTGGTGCATATCCACAAACCAACTTGAAGATGCGTAGAAATACTTCCTCGCTCTTGGAAGACACGGAAGCTATCCCTGCCCTCCTTGATAGTATGCCTGATATTGATGCTCTGTTTGAGCGTCAGACCCCAGAGCAAATCAACGCGATTCTTGATGAGCAATTAGCCGGCGATGGAAGCGCCGAGTCACGTTCGAAGGAAACCACAAAATACAGCAGTGGCAAAAATGATGTGGACCGAGCTTTTGACGAGCTAATGGCTAACAAGTAAGGTTTGTATGAAGCCGATGGCGCCCCGGCCGGTATGAATAGGGCGCCGCATTTTTAAACAGTTTATTGACAAACAGATATAGATCTGTTATCTTAATATAGGTGTGATATTGCTTCACACCAAGCCACTTTATATAATTTAAAAGGAGAAAAAATGGCCAAACTTACACCTCAATATACGTCCCCGGTGACGTCACAATATCGACAGGCAACCTCCAAGAAGAGAATTCGATATACTATCGAACAAAACATTAAAGACAACTCATCCATTTTGGAAGAATTTAACGAGTGGAGAGCAAAAAAGGGCCCCATGGAAGTGCCATCGTTTGATGGTATTTATCACGATGACTATAAGCCTGTGTTGTTTGATATTCGTAAAGCGGAGATTCGCGAGGATTGGGGACAACGGAATGCCCTCACTGAGCGAGCACGTCGGAGCAAGATTTTGGGAATCGCAAAGAAGTTCGATCCCATGCAATTTCAGCCCGTGGATGTAGATTATATCATTGATGAAGGTGTATATATCATCCGCGATGGCGGTGGTCGCGGTACCGCAGCATACCTTAACGATATTTTTATGGTACCCGCCTCGGTGCGCGCAGTTAAAAGTGTTGAAGACAGCCGCCGCTTATTCAACGCACAAGATAAGTATAATGCGGCAATTTCTTCATACGATAAGTTCTTGCAGCAGTTATTGGACAAGAAGCACTCGCGCCACAAGGTAGCCTGTGATACATGGAGTATCGCAAATTCGAGCGGCTTTAGCTTAGATTACCTTAACAAGAGCGCGGCAACGCCCCTTATCGAGGGGATCCCCACCCTGCAGCGCGTAATTCGTGTTGCTGGGGGAGATCACAAGGGAGTACAGTGGGGAGAGAAATCTGCCCCCAATGTCTCTGCGGCGGTTGATCTTATCAAGGCAACTTTTGTAGGAATCGATGAAATCCCAGTCTCGGTATTGGAGGCAATTACTGCTTTTATTTATGTGAGCAAAAATCGTATCCCCAACGGACAAGAAGGTGCTAAGCGTCTTGGTGAATTTATGAAACTGGTTTGTCAGAGTTCTCCGGAACTTAAAGAGATCACTAATTGGTCGCCGGCCCTTCATTTTGATTCGTCCAACAACTATGCCACATACGGCGCCGCAGCCCTCATGGCCAAGTGGAACGAGGTCTTTAAACACAAGAATCGCGGCCGCACCACGTCCTACAAGTATGTGAAGTGGGAGCTTCACGAGATTGATATTACGAAGACCAATCTCATGCAGTTTGCTCGTGATGAATCGCTGTACCCCCCGGCATAAACAAGGAGAAAGAATGGCAAGAAAAACCAAAGAAGCAAAGGCCGGCAGAGTATCGATGCAAGATTTAATGAATCTTGTCAATAAGAAAGCCGGCAGAAATGTCGCACATGATTTGACCGGCGATAACCCAACTGAAGTAAAGGAATGGATCCCGACCGGCTCGCGCTGGTTGGATTCTATTGTCTGCAAGGGGAAAGTGGCCGGCATCCCTGTCGGGAAAGTCTCGGAATTAGCGGGGTTAGAGAGTACTGGTAAATCCTACATGGCTGCGCAAGTAGCCGCAAACGCCCAGAAAACGGGCAAGATGGTCGTCTACTTCGATTCTGAGTCTGCCATCGACCCGGGCTTCTTGGAGCGCGCAGGGTGTGACCTAGAGCGTTTAATGTACGTTCAGGCATCTTCTGTCGAGTTTGTGTTAGAAACCGTGGAAGAACTGTTGGGAGCAACAGATGAACAGTTATTGTTTATCTGGGACTCTCTGGCGCTAACGCCATCAGTATCGGACGTGGAGGGCGACTTTAATCCTCAGTCTTCAATGGCAGTAAAGGCCCGCATTCTCGCCAAGGGAATGTCAAAGCTGATTATTCCCATTGCTGACAAGCAGGCAACTTTTTTGGTATTGAACCAGCTTAAGACGAATATCCCCAGTGGACCCAACGCACGAATCATTGCTATGACCACCCCCTACATGACACCAGGGGGAAAGGCGATGCACTATTCTTATTCTCTGCGAATCTGGCTGACAGGACGCAAGGCCAAAGCGGCCTTTATCGAGGATGAAAAGGGCTTCCGCATTGGCTCAGAGGTTAAGGTAAAGCTAGAGAAATCTCGCTTCGGGACGCAAGGTAGAACCTGCGCCTTCCGCATTTTATGGGGGACAGAAGATATTGGTATTCGTGATGAAGAGTCGTGGTTTGATGCCGTGAAGGGATCCGAACACATGAAGAGCGCCGGCGCATGGTACACCCTCTCAATGCCGGATGGGTATGAGAAGAAGTTTCAACCGTCCAAGTGGGCTGAATTGGTACAAACAGATGAAGAGTTTCGCGCACATGTGATAGAGTTAATGGATCAAGAAGTGGTACAAAAGTTTGATAAGAGAGAGGGTTCTGCCGATCAATTCTATTCAGATCCCGAATAAAACGCTTGACAGCCCTCATGTAATACGTTATACTTAGGTATAAGCTTGTAGGAGGGCTTTGTGTCCACGACAGCACAGGAATATGATTCGAACTATGGGGCCGAAAGGTTCCATCACTATTCAGGTAAGACGCGCCGTTACATGGAGCTAGCTAAGCGCATGGCACATCAATCGGCATTTCCCGATTACCGCCATGGCGCTGTACTGGTAAAGGGCTCAATTCGGAATGCATCCTTCAATAAGGACAATTACTGTTCATTTGGATCGAGATTTCAAAAAGAACATGAAGGTAGGACTACCCTACATGCAGAACTTGGCGCCATTCTGGGAATGGATCGCAGCATCACCGAGGGCTCTACGATATATGTGGCCAGAGTGGGCAAAGAGGGCAACTATAAGTTGTCCAAACCGTGCTCTATGTGCCATCAAGCCCTAAAACATGTCGGAGTTAAGCGCGTTGTATATACCATCAACGACAAAATAGCAGGAAGTTATAAACTATGAAAAGAGTATTGATTATTGATGCCCTCAACATGTTCTTGAGAGCATATATTGTAGATCCAAGTTTGTCGACGAACGGAGAACCCATTGGAGGATTCAAGGGCTCTTTAAAGATCGTACAAAAGCTTGTGCGCATGACCAAGCCGGATGAAGTAGTGATTGTGTGGGATGGACCCAACGGATCACGAAAGCGCAGGACAATAGACAAGAATTATAAAGCCGGCCGCAAGCCTCTTCGGTTGAATAGGGAGGTGAAGGCGCTTACTG